GGTTTGGGACTATGGTATTAATGAAAAATTTGACGATATGAAAAAACTTCAAGTTATGGGTAAAATACAGAGCGTTGCCTCAATACCATATTCATATAAGGCAAAAATAATAATGCCAATATTAAAAAAATTAATTGATACAGAGTTATTAGACGATAGTATGACGGTTGAAAAATTAGTTGAACAATACCAAAAGGAAACCGAGGAAATAGACGTGAAATTTGGCGAGGTGTAATAAATGAAAGATCCATTTAGTATATTTATCGAGGACAGCGTATATTATTCAAGTCAACAATATTATAAATTAATATTTAAGACAAAAAAGTTATTCTTTGAATGTTTAAACGAAGAAAAGCCGGTGGACTATTTCAAAACTGAGGCAAATAAAATATGGGGCAAAGTAGATCATAAATATATGGAACAACGTATTAAAGAGTTGGAGGATATGATATCCGCAAAAAACATTAGCGGACACGAAATAATAAATCCAAACGCACAATTTACCGAAGTGTTTAAATTAGAGCCTGAACGCCGTTTTATAGAGGTTGAACGTAAATACGAAACAACAATGCAAAAGTATTACAAAGGGCGTTTAAAAACGTTAAAAAACGGATATGTTGACAAACAAACCTATTTAACGAATTTGGTTAAAAAATACGACGATACACAAGCAATTATCCCGTATTTTAACAAAGACGGAACCGTTAGAAGTTATCATAATATTGCGTCATATAATTCAATGTTGTACAACGTAAACTTAAACAGGAGCGGTTGGAACAGAACAATATATGACAGTAAATTATTAGATAATGATTTGGTCTATTTACCGGCACACCCGTTTGCTTGTCCGTTGTGTATGCAATGGCAGGGAAGAATATATAGTGTGTCGGGAAAAAGCAAAAAATATCCGCCAAAAGATACGGCAATTGACGGAGGTGTTGGACACCCGAATTGCAAACATCAATGGGTTATATATTGGGGAATAGAACAAAAACAAGATAATGCGTATAATAGCGAGGAATGGCAACAAAAATATGAAACAAAACAAAAAATACAGTCCTTACAATTAGAACGTACAAAGTTAAAGAATGACCGAGACATATTTATACAATTGGGAAATTATGAGGAGGTGGACAAAGTTAATTCTAAACTTAAAAAAATCAATTCAACAATTAAAGAATTGAACAATTAGACGCGTAACGGTTAGATGTATGGCACACCGTCCAAAAGGCACAATACAAAAATAATGTCGCGACACATTATTGTACTTCGACCTTTTATTATATCAAAAAGGAGGAGGAAATTATTATGAATATTGATATTACAAAATATCTAAAAAACAAAGACGTTAAAATTAAAAATGAGGATTTTGATTTTGACGCATTAGAAAAGGACGTTTATAAGGGTTATGTAAAGGAACAAGACGCAACCAAAGATATGGTTAAAAAATCAGATTTTGACGCATTGTCAACAAAATATGCGGAGCTTGAAACAAATTACAATAACACTATTAAAACGTTAGACGATACAAACAGCAAATTGTCAAAGGTATCGTTAGAAAAAACAATGATTAGTAAAGGTTTCAAAGAGGATCAATTTGAAAAAGTTAGCAAAATGAGATCAAGTTTATATGCCGACGAAAAAGACGACATAAAAGCAATTGAAAAAATTGCTACCGATTTCAAAGGTACATTCTTCCCAGAAACCAATACTAAAACGCCTGTTCCAAACGAGCCGGGCTTTAATGGAACAGGCGGAGCCAATAATAATAATGCCGTAGATATTAAAATCACACGCGATACGTCATTAAAAAATTTGGTAATCAAATAAAATTCAAATTATAAAAGGAGGAATGAATTATGAATTTTACAGGTTTAAACTTAGATTTGCAAGGCGTAATGAGACGTACATATGCAAACCTATATTATCAAAGTACCTTTATGAATTTCCTAGATGAAAGTTTTATGGAAGTTACACGTCAAACAGGTACTCCTATGATAGAAGTTATTAAACAAACTGATACCGTTTTAAACAAACGTGTTGGTGCCGAAATAACTTCTGCATTAAGCAATTCATTAGCAACATATGATAGCGTTAAAGTAGATTTAACACAATTAGCAATGGATTACTCATTTAGAATTAGTCCCGTTATTTTAGGGGCAAATATCCAAAACACATTAGATGGACAAATGAAATTAAAAGAAAGTCAAATTGCATTTGCTATTGACCAATTTGGTTATGACAAATTCAATACAAAAATCAATGGTAGTGCTGACGGATCAATGGCATACACAAATGGACAATGTATCGTTTGGAATCCTGCCGACGCAACCGCAACAATAACACTATTAAATACATTAAAAGCAATATTATTTAATAGAAAAGTTTATGATCGTTATAGATTAGGACTTGTTGCAACGGAATATGCAAATTTCGTTAGTGCTTTAACATCTATCTTAAAATATGAAACAAGAGCAGGTGTTGAGGGCGTTGATAGAGGTATGGTTGGTGTTGCATATGGAATTGATACGTTTGAAATAAATGACAATGCTGTTAAAGACCCAAGCGACAATTCAGCAACAAATATTAAAGGGTTCTTTGCTAATCAAATTGGTGCTGTTGGGGATCTGTATTTCTCAAGTATGGCTCAATATTTAGGAAATTATCCAGGCTTCCCAGGATATTATGTATTAGAGGGTAACATTTTATTTGGTGCGGAAGTTGTAAGACCTGAGGCAATTATTAAATTAGTTGGATCACTTCCTACAATGAACAAAGCAACAGGAACAACAGGAACATTTGACGCAGGTACTGTTGGGGATGTATACTCTCAAGCAACTGCATTTAATGGAACTAACATTGCTTCATTTGTTGCTGTAGGATTACCTGCCGGATTATCATTAAATGCTTCAAGTGGTGCTGTTACAGGTACACCAACTGTTGCCGGTAGTTATTCAGTATCAGTTTATGGATTAGACATATACGGAAATATGAGTGATATCCAAACAGGTACAATTGTAATTAGTCCTACAAGTACTTAATTAATATAGAAATGAGGTGGGAATATGCAATTTTTCACAATTAGCGAATTTCAGGCGAAATATCCGGAATACGCAACAGAAACTATACCGACTTGGAAGATAGAGGCTGTATGTGAGATAATATTCTCACAAATAGGTTTGATATACAGGAACGCAAGTTGGGACACGACAAGCGTTCCTTTATCTATCAAAAACGCTTCTATGGAACAATTAAGATTTATGCTCGATTATGACATTCCATTTATTGACTATGATAAACGAGTAAAAGCTGGTGGTATGGAGGCAGAATTAAAAACCGATATATCAACGTTAGCATTAAGAATGTTAGCAAATGCCGGTTACTTATATCGTGGTAACCCTATGAATGCCAATATGGGACTTAATGTTCCGTGGGGTGATTAATTATGTTTTTAGTTAATGGAATGAAAGCGACATTGCGTAAATATAATCGTAACGATACAAATAACGCATATGACGATCAAGACATTCAAGAGGTAACAATTAGGTGTTGTCCGTATGATATATCACAGGGCATTGCATTTGGTTTATATACTGTACCTGAGGCAAAGGGTTATTACCAAGTTAAACGCGATTTAGACGTTCGCGAGGGCGATCAAATTGTATTTATTGGTAGAAACACCGATCCGTCATTTGAGGGACAAATTCACACGGTTTTAAATGTACAAGACAATTGGTTATTTAATCGTGTTGAAAATAAAATAATAGCGGTAAAATAATGAATTTTGCGAATGTAACGTCCAAAGTTGAATGGGAACCGGGAGCACAGGAAAAAATCAAAAAAATGCCCGATAATGTTGTATATACAATTGCACGTATAACATTAGATACAACCTATCAACATATACCTTTATCAAATAATAAAAATGCCGGTAAATTACGTCAAACGTCTATGAACGCAGGTGTTCGTGGTAGCAATGGGGATTATTACATTGGATCATATACCGATTACGCAAAATACGTATGGAATATGGGCGACGGCACAAAATGGAGTACACCGGGAACATTTGGCAAATGGTATGAGGAAGTATTTAAACAAAATTATAGTAAAATTGTTAATACCGCATTGGAAAGGAATAAATTAAAATGAAAATTGACGATATTAAAAGAAAAAATTTGATTTTAATACAATATATCAATTCATTATTTGAAAATTACGACGTAAAGGCGGAATATTCAACAAATGACGGGGATAAACGAGTTATTGTTGTCCAAGAACAAACGGGCGAAAAAGTCGTATTTAATTGCGATATACCGCCATTGTTTGACTATTACTTAATTAATATATATGGATTATCAATTCAGGATAATAAAGAGGCTTCTGTCATAATCGGAAATTTAATTGGTAAAAGTGTCCTATTAGACGTTGTTAATACAATTGATAACGTTGAATATAACGAAAAATGGCAAATAATATTTAAGCAATACGCAAATCCACAAGCCATTATGTATGAAGATATAAGGCGTGTTGGTTATACGTCAACGCTTAAATGTATTGTTAATATGGTCGCAAACGAAATTGCGACAAATGACTAATTTAAAAGGAGGGAAATTATTATGAACTTAAATTGGTTTTTAAATAATAGAGAGGTTATAAAAAATCTTGCTATTAATACCGGAACAAGTCAAAGTCCAACATTTACAGCTTTGTGTACAACAAGCGAAGTTGAACTAACAACAGACTTTGAGGAAAAAGACTTTTATGTGTTCTGCGACGCAATTAAACGTAGTATCATAACAGGTGCCAAAATGTCAATTGACGCAACTGTTAAAATTGATATCAATAATGCTGCTATTCAAGAAGTATTAGGAAATATCCACGCATTAATTGAAAACGGAACTGTTGCACAATTTAATAATGTTTTAGTGCAATTTGAACTATTGGAAAAAGTTGAAACAAATACACTTACATACGTTAAATACCAAGTACCAGTCGTTATGAAATTTAGCGATTTAGGTGGAGCTTCTGAGGACGAGGGCGAATTTGCTCTTGAAATGGTTATCAATGGCAAAGGCGTAACAATAACTGCTTAATTTTAACACATTGGAGGCGGGGCGAGTGCCTCCCTCCAATTTTTTGATTATAATATAAAAAGAAAGTGAGGTGGAATTATGAAAGGTGGAAACATAACATTCTATTTTAAAGGCGACGATAGTGATTTGGATAAAAAATCGAGTGGCATATCAAGTAAAATGGGTGGAATTGCCAAAAGTGTTGGATCAGCATTTGTTAAAGGTTCCGCTGTTGCAGGTACAGCATTAGTTGGACTAATTGGAAAGTCTGTATCAATGGCGGGGGATTTAGAGCAACAATTAGGTGGTACAGAGGCAGTTTTTGGACAATTTGCAAGTCAAGTACAAGCCAAAAGCAAAGAAGCATTTAGCACAATGGGTTTATCCGCAAATGACTATATGGCAACTATAAACAAAATGGGTGCATTAATGCAAGGCTCCGGATTAGATATTGAAACAAGTATGGATTTATCAAGTCAGGCAATGCAACGTGCAAGTGACGTTGCGTCTGTAATGGGTATTGATATTGATATGGCAATGGAAAGTATCGCAGGAGCAGCCAAAGGCAACTTTACTATGATGGACAACCTCGGTGTTGCAATGAACGCATCAACGATTGAGGCATACGCATTAAGTAAGGGAATTAATAAGTCATATAATTCAATGACAAAAGCGGAACAAGTACAATATGCAATGCAAATGTTTTTAGAAAGATCGTCATATGCAATGGGCAATTATTCAAAAGAAAATGAAACGTTCGCAGGATCATTGCAGACATTAAAAGCGTCATTTGGTAATTTTATGAGTGGTGCAGGTAGCATTGACGACGTAATAAATAGTGTTGTATCATTTGGCGATATATTAGTTAAATCAATTACCGAAATGGCTCCAAAGATTACAACGGGACTTGTACAATTATTAAATGGAATAATACCGCAAATACCGGTATTGCTTCAAAGTTTATTACCAAGTGTTGTAACGGGCGTTATTTCATTAATGCAGGGCATAATTAATATGTTACCAACTATAATAACAATGTTGGCGAGTATGTTACCAACAATTATTACAGCATTAATTAATGGACTTGTTACAATTATTGAAACATTGGCACAAATGTTGCCGGAATTAATGCCGGTTATTATTGACGCAATATTGGGAATAATACCAATTTTAATTGATAACTTACCATTGTTTATTAAAGCCGGTTGGCAACTTATCACGGGGCTTTTAGAGGGAATTATTAGGAGCGTTCCAACTTTATTATCATACATTCCAAAAATTATATCCTCATTATTTAATTATTTTAAAAAAATGCCAAAAATGGCACTTGATATTGGTATAAATTTAGTCAAAGGAATTTGGAATGGTATATCAAATGTTACTGACTGGGTATTAGGTAAAATTAAAGGCTTTGGTAAGTCAATACTTAATGGAATTAAGGGAATATTTGGAATACGTAGTCCGTCAACCGAATTTGCTTGGGTTGGTAAAATGAACGCCGAGGGACTTATTGAGGGTATGGACGGAATGGAAAAAGAAGTCCAACAGTCATTTGGCGGAATGTTTGACTTATCACCACAATTATATGGAACGTCAAGCACCAATATGTCGCCAAACGTAAATGTTGTTGTTAATAGTAATTACGAACAAGATCCATTGGGTCAAATGGTAAATAAAGTTAAAACATTTAGTGGCGGATCTAAAAATGATTATAATTATGGATATGGAGGTGTTTAATAATGACAGGTGTACAAGTTTTCATTAATGGAACAGAGGTTGTTAGCAATAAACAATTTACTATAAAAGAGGAAATGTTATCAACCTCCTCTACCATTTTAAATAATTGTTATCCAAAGTCTTG